GATGGAGATTGCGCCTGAGTTTGGTGTTGAGCCAAGCCCCCAAGTGCAGCGCATCGCCATGACCAGCAAGCGCAACTTGAAACGCATCAACAACCCAGATGACGTGATGTCTATGCCTTACGCTATCGTGTCATCCCGTCAACGCTTTAACATTTTTGCAGGAAACTACTAACATGGCCACCATCGCAATCACAGCTCTCCCCATTGCAACTGCTGCCGCCGTTGCGGATGTCTTGCCAATCGTGCAATCGGGCACGACTAAACAAGTCACCAATGCGCTATTGTTTACCAATTCAACTTTGGTAACTCCCGTGCTTGGGACGCCACAAAGCGGCGCGTTGACCAACTGCACAGGATTACCTGTTGCAACTGGCATAAGTGGTTTGGGAACAGGTGTTGCCACATTCTTGGCAACACCAAGCAGCGCCAATTTGCGAACTGCTTTGACTGATGAAACCGGCACCGGCTCTGCTGTATTTGCAACAACGCCGACGCTAGTGACGCCGGTCATTGGTGCAGCTACAGGCACAAGTCTTGTGTTGAGCAGTTTTAACGCAGTAAGCGCGGCAGCACCAACGGTTGCAAGCGCAACAACAATTGCCCCAACAACGCCGGTTGCTTTTGTTTCGGGAACAACAGCTGTTGTGACTATCACGGCACCAAGTCCAATTTCTGCTGGTGGGGGTACGATTACATTGATTCCAACTGGCGTATTTACATGGACAACAGCAGGCAATATTGCTCTGGCTGGTACAGCAGTCGTTAGTAAGGCATTAACAATGACTTACGACGTTACGACAACCAAGTGGTATCCAAGTTACATTGCATGAAAACACCGATTCTTGGATCAGCGTATGTTGCCCGCAGTATCAACGCTGCGGACAACCGCATGGTCAACTTGTTTCCTGAAGTCATTCCTGAAGGCGGCAAGGAACCTGGCTTTCTTAACCGCGCCCCTGGCCTTAACTTCTTGCAAACCGTAGGCACCGGCCCGATCCGCGCATTGTGGGCGCATCAAACCAATGGCAGCGACTTCTATGTCGTGTCTGGGGTTGAAGTCTACAAACTGACCGGTTTGACGGCCACACCTACGCTGCTTGGCACCGTGTCGGGCACCGGCCCCGTGTCTATCGCTGACAACGGCACTCAAATCTTCTTTGCTTGCAACGGCCCCAGTTACATCTATAACGAAGTCACCAACGTATTTGCACAAATCACAGACCCCGACTTTGCCGGTGCAGTGACGGTTGCATACCTTGATGGTTACTTTGTATTCAACCAGCCCGACAGCCAGATCATCTGGGTGTCGCAATTGCTGGATGGACAATCAGTCGATCCGCTGGACTTTGCAAGCGCCGAAGGCTCGCCCGACGGCGTGGTTGGTCTGATCTCCGATCACCGCGAACTGTGGGTGTTTGGTACTGATTCAGTTGAAGTCTGGTACGACAGTGGAGCTGCTGACTTCCCCTTGACCCGCATCCAAGGCGCTTTTAACGAGATCGGCTGCGTGTCGGCATTCACCATTGCCAAGATGGACAACGGCTTGTTTTGGCTGGGCACCGATGCCCGTGGCCAAGGCATCGTCTACCGCGCCAATGGCTACACCGGCGTTCGTATTTCCACCCACGCTATTGAGTACGCCATCGCTCAGTATGGCAACATCTCGGACGCTATCGCCTACACCTACCAGCAAGAAGGCCATGCTTTCTATGTGCTGAGTTTTCCAAGCGGCAACGCCACATGGGTCTACGACGTGTCTACACAAGCCTGGCATGAACGGGCAGGCTTTGACAACGGCGAGTTTATGCGGCACCGCAGCAATTGCCAGTGCAACTTTGGCGGCAACATTATTGTTGGCGACTTTGAAAACGGCAACATCTATAGGTTTGACTTGGACATCTACGCTGACAACGGCGGCGTCCAAAAGTGGCTGCGCTCATGGCGCGCGCTGCCGACTGGCCAAAATAACCTCAAACGCACAGCGCACCACAGCTTGCAATTGGATTGCGAAGCAGGCGTTGGGTTAAGCCTGTACCCTGCGTATGACAGCGAAAACATCGACACTGAGTCAGGGTTAGACCTTGTGGCCGAATATGTGCAGACGTTTTTGACCACTCAATCAGGCGTTACATTGACCACTGAAGCAGGGGATGGTTTTGAACCTTTAGGCCAATACGAGTTGTCAGATACCGACATTACTGGGTACAACTTAGTCACTAACTCATATCTTGCTGCACCAGGCTACGACCCTGCGGTCATGTTGCGCTGGTCAGATGACGGCGGTCACACTTGGTCGAATGAGCATTGGTCACCACTAGGCAAAATTGGTGCTTATGGCCAACGAACTTTCTGGCGTCGGTTGGGTATGACGCTTAAGCTGCGCGACCGTGTGTACGAACTTTCAGGCACTGACCCCAATAAGATAGCCATCATGGGGGCAGAACTAATTATAAGCCCGACCAATGCCTAACTATGGCAACCAATCCGAACGCCACCCAGATCACGCCCCCACGGGTAGCGATTATTGACGAACGCACTGGTGCGGTGTCAAGGGAGTGGTATCGGTGGTTTTACAGCCTGTACGACTTTGCTGGGGGCGGTACGGGCATTCTGCCGGTAACAAGCGGTGGCACAGGGTTAGACACCATACCAACCAACGGCCAATTGCTGATTGGTAACGGCACAGGGTATTCTTTAAATACTCTTGGTGTTGGTGCTGGCATTTCGGTCACCAATGGTGTCGGCACCATCACGTTGGCCAACACGGGTGTGCTGTCGTTCTCCGGTGGTACAACCGGCTTGACACCAGCAACAGCCACCACAGGCGCTGTCACCCTTGCAGGCATCTTGGCCATTGCCAATGGTGGCACAAACGGCTCTGCGGCCCCTACGGCGGGCGCTGTGGCCTACGGCACGGGTACGGCGTATGGTTTTACTGCCGCAGGCACTTCCGGCTATTTTCTTAAATCTCAGGGTGCTGGGATTCCAATTTGGAGCAATAGCATTGGCGGGTACATTGTTGATGGTTCTACGCCGTATCTGGATTGGGGTAACGGGTCAGCCGTAACTTTGGCTGCGGGTCGTATGTGGTACGACGGTTCTACAGGCGCTTGGAACTTGGGCATGGGTGGTGGCAACATTACCCAGCAAGTTGGCGAAGAAATATTAGTTTATGGCAAAGCGTCTGCTGCCATTACAGATTCACCCCTTCAAATTATTTACCATACAGGCGTTGTAGGAGCTAGCGGCGTTATTACCTTTGCCCCCACGATTATTGGCCTTACTGATAGTAATTCGATTGTTGGCGTAGCTACTGAATCTTTGGCTCTTAATGATTTTGGGCGAGCTACTGTTTTTGGGACAGTGCGAGGCATTACAACCAACGGCACTGCTTTTGGTGAAACTTGGGCAGATGACGACGCCATTTGGTACAACCCCGTAACTGGTAATCCTACCAAAGTTGAACCTGTTGCCCCTAACATTAAGATACAAGTTGGGTATGTAATTAAAGCAGGCGCGGGTGGGTCTGGGTCTTTTCACGTTGAGATCATCCGAGGCTCTACCCTTGGCGGTACAGACTCCAACGTGCAGTTTGGAACATTAGCCAATACTGACTTGATTCAGTACAGCACCTCATTAGGCTACTGGACAAACGTCACCCCAGCGTCAGTAATCAATGCTTCTGGCGGTGCGCCTGTCACCAAAACCGCCAACTTTACAGTAGCGGCCAGCGAAAACTGGCTGATCAACAACAAGACTGGCTCGACTTGTACGGTGACTTTGCCAACAGCTTCAAGCTGGACAGGTCGGGTTTTGAGGTTTCAGAACTACCAAGCGCAAGCGGTAGCGTCAGCGTCGTCAAACGTGGTGCCGCTGACCGGCGGTGCGGCGGCAACATCTATCCTGTTGGCCAGCTCAGGTGACCAAACGACTTTGGTGTCTGACGGCACGAACTGGCTGGTGACACAATACGTACCTAACAACATTCTTCTTTTGGAATAATTGATGATCCACCACCATTTCAGCGCGGGTGTGTACGCCAAAGAAACCCGCATACCAGCAGGGTACGTCTTGGTGCAACACGCCCACAAGCATGACCACCTGTCCATCTTGGCCAGCGGGTCGGTTGAATTGCTTGTGGATGGGGTCAGATCGGTCGTTCATGCCCCTGCCTGCCTGACTATTGCCGCAGGTAAGCATCACGGCGTAAAATCGCTCACAGACGTGGTTTGGTACTGTATACACGCCACCGACTGCACAGATGAGAACGAAGTTGATGAAGTGCTGATTGTGCCCAGCAACGTAGAAGAAATGCAAGAACTGGCGTTAAGCCTGAAGGAGTAAATTATGCCTTGGTCATTCATCGTCCCCGCAGCGATCAGTTTAATCGGCGGCAAAATGCAAGGCGACGCGGCTAGATCAGCCGCAGATACCGCCGGTGCAGCTTCTGACCGCGCCGTTGCACTCCAACGTGAGCAGTATGAAAAGCAACTGGAACTGCAAAAACCTTATTACGAGGCAGGTACTAATGCGTTGGCTAAGATGCGGCAGCAATACAACGCAATGCCTGCCGCATTTACAGGTCAAGTTCAACTAAACCAAGACCCTGGCTACGCATTCCGATTGAAAGAAGGTCAGCAGGCGCTTGATCGTCAAGCTGCCGCCCGTGGTGGTTTGATCTCAGGCGGCGCTTTAAAGGCCGCGCAACGCTACGGCCAAGAGATGGGCAGCCAAGAATATGGGAATGCCTACAACCGAGCGTTGAACAAATACAACGCCAACGTAAGTCGTGAGTCTACAGGTTACAACCGTCTAGCCGCTATGTCAGGTATTGGCCAAACTTCGGCGGGCACGTTAGGCGCTGCCGGTCAAAACATGGCAGGTAATGTAGGCAATGCGTACATGCAACAAGGTGTTAACCAAGGCAATGCGTTGTTGGCAGGATCACAAGCTAGAGCATCGTCTTACGGCGACATTGCCAAGCTGTATGGTCAGACTAACCCTAATTTTGGTAGCTTGTTTGGTGGGGGTGGTGGCGGTGGCGGGGCTGCCGGTTACAACATAAGTCCTGAACAATACAGCGGCTACTACACTTAATAAAAGGTCACATCATGGCACTTGATTTTGGAATACTTCAGCCCGCCAATATTGCGGGCAACATCATGGCTGGAAGACAAGAAGCGCAACGCAATCAGTTGGCGCAACAACAGTTGTCTATGGGTGGTTTGCAACAGCAAAAAGCTGAACTAGAACTTGGCGATTTCAGACGTCGTCAAGCTGGCTTGGATAGCTTCATACAAAAATCAAGAGCCGCAAAAAAATCTGGTTCAGAAGAAGACATGCTGAACAGCTACGAAGAATATGGCTTAGAGGTAGGCGATCCACAACACATCATGAACGCTCAAGAGTTGAGATTAGCGTTTAACGAACGCAAAGCGTATATGGGTGGTGGGCAACCACTACCGTCTATTGCAGCCGCGCCTGTGGCGATACCAACAACATCACAAACAGCAACAGGGGCGTCATCAATAGATGAAGCGATGAAGCTGGACTACGTAAAAAATGCGCCCGCAGGTGTTACATACGAAGATTTTGCGGCTAGCCAAAATGCGGGTGTAACAAAACCGGTAACAGCGAACGCGCCTTTTGTAGACGCAAGAAATCTTCTCGCCCCAGGCGTTGCATTGCCGCCCGCTGCGCCAGTAGCTAACCAATTAGCGCCAGCGCCTGCTGCTGCACCCGCTGAATCGGTCAACCAACTTGGTGCGCCTGCGGCCAGAAGTCCTGCTGACATACAAGCAAGAATTATTTATCTAAATCAATTTCCACGAGTTCCTGCTGCAAAAGCTGAGATTGCAATGCTCACCAAAGAATTGGAAGAATCCCGCAAACTGTATACCGTAGGTGGAAATTTAGTGACCGGCGCTGGTAGATCAATTTTTACCGCGCCTGAAAAAGTTACGCCAACCGATTTACGGAAAAATTTTGAGTTTGCAAAAACACCTGAAGGCGGCAATTACCAAGGTTCGTTTGCCGACTTTAAGGCTATCTCAACGCCTAAAACAACTATTACCATGAGCACCGAGAAAAAATACGGTGAGCAATTTGCTGGAAAATTGGCTGACCGCGATGATGCTAAATTGGGCGCGGCAGAAAAAGCGCCTGAACTAGCCGCAAGCGCAAATCGAATTATTGATTTGGTCAACCAAGGCAACATATTTACCGGCCCTGTCGCAGATATTAAGCTAAACATTGCGCGGGGCTTAAACGTATTAGGCGCAAGCAACGATGAAAAAATTGCCAATACTGAGTTGCTTATTGCCGCTACAGGTAAAAGCACTTTGGATGCAATTTCGGCGGCTAACTTGGGTACTGGGCAAGGCTTTACGGACAAAGATCTTAGATTCTTGCAAGGTATTGCTGGCGGCAAAATTGACTTTAAACCAGAAACACTTACAGAGTTGGCTAGACTTCAACATCTAGCTGCTACTCGCAGTGCAGAAGCATGGAACAAACGCGCCAAGCAGCTACCTAAATCGGCAACTGAAGGAACAGGTCTTTCTACCGAAGCAATTAAAGTGCCGCCGCTATCATCTGTTACAGGCACCGCGCTGCGTCCAGCGGGCGTGGGGCCCAATTGGACATTTGAAAAAGACGCTGCAGGTAATAAAGCATGGGTTAGCCCAGATCGTAAATCATTTAAAGAGGTCAACTAATGGGTTTTGATTTTGGCACCGCCGCACCAGTTGCATCTGGTGGATTTGATCTTAATACCGCGCAACCAATATCAAGTGGTGGCGGCGTACCTGGCCCTCGTCGATCATTTGCAGACGTGCCTGGCGAAGCGTTAGCTAACGTAGGCACAAGCGCCGCCAATTTTTACAAAGGTTTGGTGACCGCAATTACAAACCCTGTGCAAACAGCGACCGGCATATTAGATGTTGGTGCTGGCGCGTTGCAAAAATTGTTACCTAAAGATTTGGTTGATTTGGTCAACCAAATTGACAACAA